GAGCTATATTGACCCTGTAGCCGTTCGGTATAGAACTGACATAACCAGTCAAACCCATACGTGCCCTGCCTGTCCTATCGTGCCACGGTCTGTTTTGTTTAGCATAAGATTGGAACGTTTCAGCACTTGTTTTAGCATATGCGTATAACGCCGTCTTGCTTCTATTCTGCAAATTTGACAAACCATTCAAAACATCACTTACATCAAAACTTAAATCATTCGCCATCTTGCACCGCCTCCAATGATATATCACACGCCACACCGAAATTGTTTATATCTTCTTTACCAACCACATAGTATTTGACACCATTAATAAATGTAACATCATTTAATTTAATCTGCTCCGCATCATCAATTAAACATAAAATACGTGGCTGTTGTTTTGCATGTCTCGTGGCATCTTCTGTGCCAGTCCTTTTATTATAACTATCTGTCGTATGATACAAGCCATAAATACTATAAGATAGCTCTATTTCGTCCGACACCTGCTTGTAATTATCCAGTGCATAACGAATAAAAACTATTCCATAACCATTAAGGGCGATTTGATGCTTAATTTTATTTCTTAAAAACAATGCCATATGTACCATCAAATCACCCCCTAATAATTATAAATATTTAAACCAAATTACAAGAATTGCTTTTTCGATAATGCTGGGCTAATCGCCTGAAATATTTCGAAGTATCGGCGCATGTCAAACCACTTACATTTAAAGTCGTATCTTCTGACTTAACAATTAACATCTGATATAACGCATCATTAATATCATTATTTTCCGACACATAAAATAAAATTTCCTCATCTTCGAAAAACGGACAATTGTCCTCACGCAAAATCTTTTTTATCCTGCTTAATTCGTCCAATGTCATAAAGCCCACCGCCTTATTACATATTGCTCTTAATTAATTCCCTTAACTGCTTATTAGACGTTACACCGCTGATGTCCAAGCCCATAGAAATAGCTTTATTTGTAAGCTCGTCCCTATTCATTTCAGACAAAGGTTTTTCAACTTCAACAGTCTCATTTACAGCCTCTTCCCACTCATCATGTTCAATAGGCTGTTCAACAGTCTCTTCCACAGTCTCATTAATTATATTTTCAGATGCTTCTGTGCTATTTTCAACAGTTTTTTTCAACTGCCAACCACTGTTTAAATAATAATTATCATAAGCGGCTTTTGTAACGTTAAGCACCCTATCGCCTTTATATATCTTTATCATTTTATATTTACCCCACTTTTATTTAACAACATCTGCAATAATAATCTGGTCACACTGCTCAAATGATGGTAAATAAATCATTGTTACTTTCGTATCAACGTTTACTGGGTCTGTCGTTTTGACTGTTGTCACAGCGACACCTGTGTCTGTAATTGTAACATTAGCCGCCGAACCGTTCATTAGGTCGGATTGTTCGGGGGTTGTACCAAACCAGCCAGTCCCCAAATTGCCTGTAGGGAATAAGACAAATGTATCGTCTGGAATATACTGCTTAACTGCCCCTGCTTCGTCAATAAATTTCTTTGTGTAAACAACTAAAGTCAAACCAAGTTCTGTTGTCAAGTACTGTAATACCTTACTACGTGATACTGGAGCTGTCGTGTCAGTGCCCCAAATTGCCTGCCTGATTTCATTATTTCCAGTCAGATAACCCATTGTCTTATTAGATACGACTGCCCTTGTAGGTCTTACGCCTGTTTCATCTTCCACCTTGTCCTGCCAGTTTCTAATATCGTCCACAATATGGGCGGTCTTGTCGCTCCACGAGGTTTCAACTTCCACCTTCTGCCAATCTTCAAAACCATAATCATAATCATAATTTTGTCCATTTGCCGAAATTGAAATAGCTCCTGTTGTAAGCAACTGCATACGCATACGTTCTCTTTGTGCTTTTGCACCATTCAATAGTGCGATATCATCATTAAACACTCTAACCATAACAGCATCAATATATGCCTGATTTCCTGTTTCCAAAACCATATTTAATTGCTGCCTTAATTCCTCATCTATATACATAGACTCTTTGAAAAACGGCATCTCGGCAGATACTTTATCAAACCCGATACGATTTCTTTTTACGGCAGCCACATCATAAGCTGATGGTTTTAATACAATCGGTAAGCCCTGCTTGCCCTTAATCCACTTAATATCAAGACCTAATTTTTGCTGGCTAGGCCATAATTCCTCGCCTAATAAATTTTGTGTCTGGTCGTCCTTTGTCTCCCAGTATGCAACAATATCCTCTGATGTCACTAATTCAAAAATACTTGCCATTTTAATTCACCTCGCTTTTTACTGCACAAACTTAATCATATTTAATGCTGTCTTAACTGTATCAGATAGCATAGTCTTAACGCTCTCGTCTAACTTTGTCTCATCAACAAAACCAAACAATAAAATCTGGCTGTTTGCATTGCCGTCTGTGACATCTACATCATGTAAAACAATACCAACTGGAGATGTAGTTGAGACTGTAAACGCTGTATTTCTCGCAGATAACGAACCTGTTACTGGAGTACCTGCCTTAATAATCTTTTTTCCGCTTTCGTCCGCTGTCACGCCTGTGTTTGCGACAACGATTGGTAGTGCAACCGCCTTATCTTCGGCGATAAGGATAATTTTCCTTGTGGTTGCAGATGTAACTTTAACACCGCTCTGATTTAGCATAATAAATTTTCTCCTTTACTCAAAAAAAGTATTCTTTTTGTTACTCTTATTCGACTGACTTCCTAATCTTGCACCATAAGCACCTTTTTTATTTTCACCGCCCTTTTTACCATGAGCCGTGTCATGCCCTGTACCAGTGTCCTTCGATTTGTCGTTTTCAACTGCTTCATCAAAAAACACCGCATATCGTGCCTGTTTTCTCATTTCGGCTAAAACACTATCTAAATTATTATTTTCGTCCACCTTCAATGATGCAATTGCTAACACGTCCGCAACAGACTCCTTATTTACGCCTGCCATTATACAAGCTAATTTATTTTCGGCTTCAATTGCTCTTTTTTCGGCTGCCGTCTGGGCTTCTATGGCATTATTTTTCACCTCGTCATTTTTTTCAGTTTCCGATTTCTGACTGTTCATTAATGCCGTGTAAAGCTGTACCGCTTTTTGCGCTTCCTCTTCGGTTTTAAAACCTAAAGTATTTAACAACGCCGTACGCCCTTCTTTTTTCTCTCTTGACATCAACCTGTTGACTTGTGACTGTGTAAATGTTTTTTCCTGTTTTGTATCGTGTTTGTTATCCTTGCCAGTCTCTCCATTGTCCTTATCATCATTATTTTCTTCGGCTATATCGTCATTTTCTTCGACTGTATCGTCTGCAAAATACTGTAGATTTAATTTCAATGGTATAATATTTTTCTTTTCCATTTTTATTACTCCTATTTTTTAAAAATAAAAATCCTTTAAAATAATTAAAGGTAAAATATATCAATTATCCTTTTTTCAAGGTTATAAAACGTTCATATTTTTTAACCAAATATTTTTGGTATGCAATAAAATCTGCTTCTATTTTATTTAATTTCCTGTTTAATTCCAACGCCGCATTCTTCTGATTAATCTTTAATTTAAAATCAATCTTACCACGTAACGTTTCAATCTGTTTTAAATAATCTCGTGCTCGTCTATCGATAAACGAAATATAGTATATTTCGTCACACTCGGGACAAATAAAATAATTAATTTCCATTTGCTCCTTATGCTCATTTAAAACCATTGATTTTTTAAAATCAATTTCTGTAACTGGAAATTCACAACCGCATTTATTGCATTTAACAATTTTCTCTTTTACTTTTTCGACCTCATACTCAGTATTATTTATTTTCTTATTTTCTTTTTTTAATTTTACTTTACCCATTTTAACACACTCCAATGTTTTTAAATTAAATCCTATCGGATATTATATTATAGCACATTTTAAACAAATTGTCAAAAGGTACTTACAAATCGGTCTATCTGCTTATTCAAATTTGCATCACCCTTGCCTAAAGTCCAATCGGCTAACTTATCAGCTATACTGTACATGCTATCAGGGATAACAGACGTATAAGTACACATGCCGTTCGGGTGGTCTAACGGTAACTGGTCTTTGGGAAATATGCCAGCCCCCAGACCAAACTTATTATCCGTTGCTCTGTCTTTACACACCTCACACACCCTATCACTGGCATTGCTTATTTCCCACTTATAAGCTGTTATGAAGGGATTATCCTTAGTTGTTCGGACAAAAGACTCTTGATATGCATGTGATATCATAGTACGTGCAAGGCGTTGAGCATTATAATCTATCTTTTTCTTACTTAAAGGATAAACTTTAGACCAATCCCAGTCTTTTCTAGTACTCGGATTAACATAGGTTTCCAAGTCTTTAGCGATATCATACACACTTTTCTGCTGTGCAATGCCACGCCCCACAATATAATCCAAATCATTATT